AGAAGACGTTTTGCAAAAACGGCGATGCCTGCGGAGCAATATCTGTCTCCGGCATGGAAACATCCACACCCTGAAACGGCCCCGCATACACCGGCTTTATTTGTTGTGTTTCTGCCACATCATACTTTCTGAATTGTTATAGATATTTTCCCCGAGCTAAGTACAGGTACAAACAGACCCTCTACCCAACCTGGAACACCTAGTACAATAGTTACATTAGCGGTGGCTTGGTTCGTACTATCTGCAATGAGACGGCCGTTCTTGTCTTTAATCTGCACCGTCGCACCAGCAGCCATATCTGACCATGTAATCGAGCCGGCACGTATGTTGGAGCTAACTATATGCCCCGCACTTGGTGGTGTCGCATACGCAGTATCAATAAGCCACGGATTACCTGCAAAGTCGTTTGCCATTTGACACTCCTAGTTATAGTTAAACTGTAGATGTATTGTGGCTCCGTAGAGTCGATACGTTCCACCAACAGGTGTTGTGGCATCTACTTCGAGTATTAGTTCGCTCAAGTCTGTAATACTGAACGTAGGTGAAGTGATGAGAATTTTTGTAGACTGCGGATTCGCGTTCGCAGCAGTAGCTAGACCATTTGCAGCGTTCGCAAGAATATCTGTAACTACTAAAGCCGCAGGAGTTCCTGGTGCCGGTTTTACTGTTTGTGACAATCCAATAGTATGCAAAGACAACGGATTCGTACCAATGAAATAGTGTAAAGTAATATCCATTATCTTTACACCTTTTGGCACCATACCTGTCTGCGGCGTAATAGATAGCATCCCTGTTTGTGGAGGCGGCCCAATCTGTGAGTCAGGACTTCCCGTATTAGCTACTGAAGTCGGTCCTGCTACACCAGCAGCGGTGCCAAATTGTTCTTGTAGGAAAGGTGTTTGGCCGGTTCTATAGATTAATCCAGTAAGAGAAGTTTCCCATACTCCTACAAGAGACGCGGCCATGTTGAAACTAACATCGCCTTTGGCATTGCGAGTTAAGGTACTTGCTCCTGCGCCTAACGATGCAAAGTCAGACGCTCCTATTGGAATGAAGCCATCTGTGTTAGGTAATTTCTGTTCATAACGTGCATCAGTTCTCGACATACTATAATCCTCCCACCGGGTTTCTTCTTCACCGGCACATGGGTGTGTTGAGGCTTGTTATTATTTACGGTACAAACGTCACATCATCAACTTCCATTGCTGCACCGTCGGTTATCTTCGTGTCTGGCTGTAGTTCGCGTGATTGTTCTGCCTGTGCCACTTTACGATTCATTTCTGCATCACGTTGTTCTGGTAATTGTGTGTCGTAGCAGTTTGCATAACACACTAGGATACCATCTTGCCATGTTAACTGGGATAATGGGTAACGCACGTCACAACGAGAACATCTATGATACTTATTCTGTAAACGGCCGCGTATTAGTGTGTCACCCATTTTCCGTCATCCATTCTCTGCAAAAAACCACCCCAAGGTAAAGAGCCATTAGCAGAAACCCTTGGGGTGTCTCGCACCTACATTCTACGGCCTTTCCTTGGGAGAGGGTGTAGAAGTGACACGAGAATACCTTTTCAGCCTACGGGCCATTGGAACCATATGTATTAATCCAATGGGTTGCTCCACAAGAGAATCTCATATACGAGATCGTCTTCAGTGCGCCGGTATCAAAATCATCATCATATTTGGCATCTAGCTTTTTGCGCCAGAAGAACTTCAACTGATGATTACCCTTGTCTGCGAGGGCGAACCATGTGCTTTGGCTCGTCAGATAGTGACTCACCATGAACGTGAGGTCTTCACCTAACAAAGCGTTAATCTCGTTATCGGATGTATAAGGTTTACCGCTACTACCTAACAATTCGCGGGCGATAAACTTAGATTCGGGCGGAATCAGAATATACTTCGGCTTGGCGTGACTCGGTAAACCCTGTGAGTCAGGAAAACGCTCAAACACATTCGCCATAAACTGAAGCCCGGTTATTGATAGATCAACGTCCGGTGTAGGTCGATTCGGGTAGGTGCCTGCGGCCGTTATCACGTTCGTGATACCTGGAGCAGTGTTAGTCGCCGCCACACCACCAACAAGCGGATGAGCAGTATTGAACAACGACACACCATCGGTCGAGACGATAGATGTGAAGCCTTGGTTAAAGATGTTCGCAGCGACCATCTCTTGTGTAAAGCGGGCCGATTTGACGTGGGCTTCTGGCACTTTATTGATAATGCCATACTGATCGTCTTCGACCAATTCCCACGACGCGCGTGAACCCATTCGATATGTCAAGTGTAGATAACGCTTGATACCAGCTTGAATCCCATCAAAGTACGCCGTCGGCGTATTCTCCGGAGCTTCCGGCATCGGCCCCATGCCGACCATTTGAAACTCATCTTCGAATGCTTTCGTACTCGTTTCTACATTGAAGATTTTCTCAAACTCCGGCTCACGTTGTTTAATGTCTCTCCACTCCACAAACACAGCATGTGCTCCCGTAGCTAATAGCTGTGGGAATGCACCGCGTACCATTGTCATACTATACTCCCTTCAGTGTGTTTAACACACTAGCTATTAGTTACCAGACAACTGCATTAGAGCGTCCTCAAATACAAACCAGACGCGGCCGTTTTGAATAGCACCATCAAGCGGACTGAGTTGCTTAATGATGACACAAGTGTTGGTACCTTGTGTAACTTTAGCAAAGTCTACATACCAATGCCCGGTCGCATCTTTGGTAAGACCGAATCTCTTACCCTTCATGTTGACGTTAGTAGTAGCATTTGTCGCACTACCACCTGCGTCATCGAAAGTAGCCTCAAAAATAGTATCAGGACACGCTATCTCAAACGGTGTACGTCCTGTTACAAACGGTGCGCCAGGTGTAAAGTTAATTGCACTTGCCTGATTCAGTACCGAACCAAATGTCGGCGCAGCAGCAGGAGCACCTACACCTGTAAATGCCGTCGGAGCACCTTTACCACTTGACGATAGGTTCGATCCCGGTGCTCGTGCAATACCCGCAATACCTGCTGTCGCTGTTGCAACTGTGATGTTTGCAACAGCATCCCATTCTTTAATAAATCCGCTGTTCAGCATTACCGGAACACCTTCAAGAAAAGTCTGAGACAACTGTTCAGGCTCCTCACCAGAAAGGGGGTTGTTACCCGAAATGGTCTGAACGACACGGATCGGTTGGTGATCCGATAATACTGCCGCCATTTTTGTTTCTCCTCTCGTTACTATCTAACTGCGTTCTACTACTTCGAAAACTTTTTGTTCAACACTACTAGTTGCTGCTATAGGAACATTACGAACATCTTCGCCTGAAGGTATGAAAACTTCCCCTTTGTGACGATCCATTGATGGCATTCCTCTGTTGCCTGTAATCAATGAACCCATACGTCCAGCAGCCTTCTCATGTATTTTTTGAGGCACTAACATATCGCTAGACTTTTGCATGTTATGCTTCAAGTGGGACAAGTATTTATTACGAGGCATCTTCATTAGAATGCAGTCACCAAGTATTAATTTGCCACCATCTACCTGAGCCTGATGCCCACCTTGATCCTTAGGAAGTAAGTCTTCTTCAGAAGCATTTTGAAAACCCATTGCAAGTAACTGAGAGTAACGAGCAGTACTGCCGTTTCTACCATAGTTACCCCAGTAAAATGCGTAGTGTCTATCTTTAGGCTTAATCTTGTATGCCTCATTAATGAAGATAGGCTTTGCAATTATTGTTTCATCGAGGAGAATCTCATCTTCACTTAACTCATAAAACTTGTCTTCAAGTTCACTTTTAGGAACAGATTGCACCTGTTCTGAGAGAGGTTGATGAGCCGAAGGTTGACTAACACTCGTCACGGGTGTATTCATCTGCCCTTTTACTGTCGTAGCGTCATTTGTTGATTTGATTGGCATAATTAAAACGCTGTTTTACCGGCCAGCGATCCTCCCATATTTGGGCCACCTTCTTTAAGTATCTTCTGATATGTCTCAGGTGATACACCCATCTTTGCAATGATCTTTTTGTCGTCGTCTGTCAATACAGTAGGATCGACTTGTGTCTGTGTCGTACCCGTGTTACCTGTATTGCGAGCCGGCTCCACAAAGAACTCACCTTTGCCTGCTACTGTATCTTGTACAATAGTATCAGCGTGGCGACCCTTTACAATCAAGTAACAGTTTTCAACCGTCTCTTCTGCATAGGTCTTCTTCGACACCGGATTGATTCCCATATTAGCTCGCTGACTGATGTGAGCCGTGTGTAGTAAGTCACGCACTTCCTTCTCGAACTTTGGAAATCTTGGATCAGTTTGCGCTATACGACGCAGGACTTGATCCTCTACTACGAGAGCAGTAGTATTAAGATTCTGTGCGTAAAGCGGAGCCATACGTGCTGCAAAAGCTGCGTTCTCATCGTCATTTACACTGGGAATCTCGACGTTATTGTTATTGTTATTATTATTGTTATTAACAGCTACCGGCTGTAGTGTTTTGACCTTTTCTTCAATCTCCAACAAAGTAGCCTTGACAGTATTGAGATTGGCCTCGTTAGTTGTAAGTTTCGTCTCAAGAGTCTGATTCTGTGTCTTCAGAGTGTTTACTTCAGCAAGTCTCGCAAGTAGTTCCTCTTTGGATTCCACACCAAACTCTTCTTTGTAGTTAATGTCTTTTGTGCCCCACGCCATGTTACACTACCTCGCTCTTTTTTGTTTTGAATCGTTCCTTTATAACTTCGGGAAGATTTATTAATTCATCCAATTCTTTGATCTTCCCTTTTATCTCACAATCAAATCGTTCTGTCGGTGACTGATACACAAGCAATGCCGCATAGAATCCTCGTAACTTACTGAGGTACTCCTGATACTTGCGGAAGGCCGGATGCACTAATAGGGATTCCAGACCCGGTGTTCCCATTAACTCGCTGAACATTGTTTCCGAGAGATTCCCCTGCGGCTTCTGTGGCTCCTGCGTTTGGTTGTTGACCTGCGATGACACTCATGGCTCCTTTAATGAAGTCAGGCAATGGAAGTAGCCTGCTCACATCATTCATATTGAAAGCTCGTAGTAAGTCTTGCATCAAGTAGTCGGATGCTTTGATGGTATCAACCATGAACTTTTTAAGTTCATCTGGCATCATTGAGCCGCCCTGCGCGATACTTTGTAGGATTTGGGCGATTCCCATGTGGTGTTGTTTCACCACGTTCACAAGCAGCATCAGATTCTGCTTCTCTAATTCCTTGTTAACTGATTCAGTCGCGGCACGTATTGGAAAGGTCATTCGTCCACTACGGACGTTCTTCAAGGCGTCGCGGAGGAACTGTTCCTTGCGTCCGAATACTTTCGCCTTGTCACCTAATCCGAAGTAACTATACAACTTGAGGATGCGCCGTCCTAGTTGTATGTGAGCATAGCGCATATCAGCAGTACGCATGTTATTACGGCGGTTGCCAGCCTGCATTACTGCAAAAGTGCCCATCGCACTATAGACACCTTTCTTGGGATTTGTAGTTCCACCACCACCGGCTTGTACGCCCATTTCTACACCGGCACGACGTTCTGCTAGGGAGAGTGTTAACTGCTCCCCTTGTATATCTGGCGCGTAATTAGTACCAAGCTGCATTACTTCTATTTCGTCTTTTTCTCCTGGTATTGTAGCCAGTGGATAGACGGCAAAGTTAGAATCCAATTTGCTAATACGAGACGTACGTATGATACTCGTATTACCGAGAGTCCTGTTGTCAACACGCTGATTATGCCCTGTAGACACTTCTTCTTGATAGTGTTTGAGCATCTTCGCAAAACCCATGCCATAGATACCGTCATCGTCCCATCCTAAACGACACATATCAAATGGATCGTCGTTGTCAGGGTAGAAGTTGAAGACACATTTAAGGACGGTCTTACTCTTGAAGTGGTATGTGTACAACAACGAGTAGGTCTTGCCATTGGGATGGTTGTACTTGAACCAACACTCGTAAACATCCCACGTCGCTTCAATCGGCATACTTGACAGTGTAATGCCCATGTCCTGTTGTGCCTGTTGCTGTACAGTAGGCGGCCCGTGTCTGTCAGGACTCTGTATTATTGAGTCAATAGCCTTCTCTTCATACAGACCTTTGTAGCGACGATCCTCTAAATCCCACTTCTTAAAGTGTCGGATGTGACACTTGAAATCTGCTAGATACAATGTGGACGCGGTAGGTTCAACGAGGAAGTCTTCAAATGGTATCTTCTCGGGTGATGGGCCGTACTTGCGTACAAACTCCTTTTCATCAGGTTGATCGCCACCGGATTCTAACGATGACAAGCCGACAATTTGTGTCTCGGTTAGATACTCATAGGGTGTCTTTGTAAATGATGTTCCAAACCCTATTCCTTCTCCAAACCACAAATTCTCGACTCGGTATAGATCTAATTCTTCCGGCTCACTTGCAAAGTACACCATTGCTTCTTCGAGGGCGTTTCGTTGATCTTCGCCCTTTTCTTGTTCTTCCCACTCTCCTACTAACGCCGCATTATAAATGGGCAGTACTCCCCATATACTGCCCATTATCGCTGCCTTCAGAATATCTTGACAAGTGCCGATAATCTGAATCACAACATTACTAGCGTTCTCCCAAGGAAACGACTTCTTTTCTTCAGAAGGCTTCCCTTGTATAAGACGACGCCATTCTGGTACGTCCGTCTCGCGTAGTGTACGTGTAGCATTCTGTATGGACTCGATTCGTTCGTGAACAAATGTCTTCACGGTAGAGTCAATGTCTTTACCGAAGGTACACTTTACGGGACGGATGGGGTTTTGAAACATTACTCACCTGGATAAGTTGCCGAAATTGCGTCACGAAGTTCTATCAGAACCTCTTTCAATGTAGCTGCATAACCAGGATTATGTAGAACCTGATGTACAGCAGCTATACCACTATTGATTGTAAAACTAACCCACCAAGGAAGTGGTCGTGGTGTTACTGGTGCTGGTGTTGCAGGTGTAGCCATTTGAATAGCTCCTTTGTTTTAATATCCCGTCACACTAGGTATCCGAGATGTCTTATTCTGCGGGCGATACGGATTATTCGCATTCGCTTTCAACATATACTCACTGAGTTCTGTCGCCGACGGAGTTCCATCATTGCAAATTTCATTATAATAACCCAATGTGTCGAGGATGTCGATAAGTGATTTATTGGCGTTGCGTGTGGCATATTTACTGTACTCGTCAAGGAATAGTAAGTCCTTACGTTGTGCAAAGAATTGGCCTGATTCGAAAACAGTGTCCAATGATTCGATTCGTGTGTATTTTGCATTTTCGGTCTTGTTCTCTTTTAAAGGGTTGATGCGGCATTTGATGCCTTTTGTTTTAAAGAGGAACTCTAGGTGGTGCTTGAGATACTTTTGCGCCGCGACTACTTCGAGCCAGAATTCTTTAAGACGCCATTTTGTGACGAGTTCGCATATCTTAAAGTCGAGACGTTCATAGGAACATGTGTCTGCCCAAGTTTCAAGTAGGTAGATACGCTTTTGCCATTCAGTGCTGCCTGATTCAGTTGTAACCTTGCGGTAGAGTGTTCCCGTGATTGTAATTGCATGTCGGCATCTTCCTGTATTCCCCCCATGATTCGGGTCGATAATCATTCGTATAACAAGATCACGTGGTAGTATCGAAACGGGTGTGATTCCGTTCTTTGTCTCGTGTACAATCTTGGCACTGTATAATTTTTGTCCGTCAGCCTTTGTCCCGATTACTACACCAGTGGATTCGTAGTGGAAGAAGTGGAGATATTCTTCACGCCAACGTACTGAACCTTCCGCGATTGGATCATTCTCGAATTGACAACTGTAGAGACGACCACCTAGTCTCAATCGCCAGCGTGCTAACTTGCCGAGTGTAAACTCTTGCGGGAAGATAGGAAACCCTTTTGGATGTATGTCACAACAACCACCTGTTGCGCTGTGAGTCGTAAAGCGATAATAAGGTAGATCTCTCCGTATGTAAGCATTAAGATCAGCAATAGACCATCTATTACCTACAACTAACTCATCATTATCAATTTCAGCATTGATTTCTGAGGAGTCCATTGCACCCACAATGAGCTTGAACCACTCAATAGTGTCGTTCATTACAGTCTCACTTCGCAGTGCTTTCTTACCTACTAGATCATCAAGGATCATACGGTCATAGTGAGTTGACTGTAATGCACCACCGACACCTATTAAGTCGTAGGTTCCTTCTCCTTGGGCACTATTTTGACTAGTGCGCTTATGGAACATGCTGCTTTCTGTCCACTTACACTTCTCGTTAGGTAGTATCTCAGGGAAGGTATTCTTGAATAGATCATTATTCTCGTACTGTTGCGAGATGCGAAAACCCATCTTAGCAGCGTTTTTTATATTCTCGGACGCAATTAGTGTACGTGTGTCTTGATTGTGAGCGCGGCGCATCCACTTAATCCATTCATCACCATAACCTAACTTACGCATCCAGTCTTCGTCAGCACTTGTAAAGGGTAACGCCCACCATATAGCCGCACCTTGAGCTATAGTAGATTTGAAATGATCGCGTGGCCATTCAATTACTTCTTTTAGATAGGTACGTTCTAGAATGGAACAAAGTATCGTATGAAGTGTTTCTGTTAGACGATGCTTACGTAGTGTGGATTTCGTAAAGTAAAAGAGCGACCCAAGTGAATTAAGACGCTGTATTATTTGCTTCTCTTTTGGAGACGTGACTTTGGACGGATCAAGAAACCGCCACTGTTCTGTACGAGTCTCGTAGAACTCGTCAGGCATCATGTCTTTTTGTAGCTCGATTTCGTCTTGTAGTGAAGGAGGCACTTACTGTATTGTCTCCCCGTCTTTAGTCTTTGATGTTACTGGTACAACCGGCTGTTGTGTTGCAATTATACGACTCACAGTGTCAGCGTCTTTGTCGCTCATGTAGGCCGGCAGATCACTGTTGTCACTTGCTACTGTACGTGAGGACTTCATAAAGCGACCGTCTCGGTCGAGAATCGACTCGGCTGCCTGTAATCGCAATTTGCCATCTGTCTTCTGTGCTACTAAATCAGCAATAGCCTGCATTGCTACAGGCACCTGAGCACGTAAACGATTACGCATCTCTTCTGTTTCTTCACCTATCGCTTCGTCCATGTCAGACAAAATGCCGGTTGCAATTTGAAGGCGTATCTTTCTATACTCATCTGACTGTTTGAGGGTGGCCAACCCTGGAAGCGAGATGCCTATAGCCAGCGCGATGTCGGCATCACTACAGCCAACCGACTCCATACGTGCGGCACGTTCCCATCGTTGGCGGGTTTTGAATACTTTGTTTATAGGCATTTAATCAATACTCTCGCCTACAGCATCAGCCATGGATTTCTTTGCCCTTACAACAGCTTCCTCAAGTAAACCTAATCTTACATGTGTCGGAAGCCCATTACTCCATGTCTCGTAGTAGCCATCCTTATTAAAAGTCAATATAACAATTTCTTTAATTCTTTCTGTTTCGGCGAGACAGTTCATCAGAACTTCTTCAGGTGTCAGCTCTTTTGGTTTTGTATCATCCATATTACTCTAAAGCCTCTACTATACGAAAATCCGCGTCTCAGTGTCTCTTGACCGGGGGTTGTTTAGTCAGACCTCAATGAAATCACGAACGATTCCTGTATACGAAGGGTGATTACAGTTTGTAAGCCTGGGTCTGACACCAGCGTAGAACCCCGGTCAAGAAAACTACGTCATTCTGGATTAACACAGACTGCACCTCTAATCACCCTTCCTGTACAACATCGTTAACACCTATTTGCGCAAGTGGATTTTGCTGCAAAGAGCCGCGTCTCTGTTCCTCAACTTGTCTACCAAACTCAGCAAGCTGCTGAAAGTAATTGCGAAGCACCCGACAAACCGGACTATCACTATGCTCGTCTGTATGTCCATTATCGTTAAGAGTGTAATCAAACGACATAACAATAGTCCGTTTCGTTGCTCGTCAATCAGGAGTGTGTTACTCGTATATCGTGATGCCATGTTCCCTTGTAGACACGGAGCGATACACGTTGTTGTAGTGTCTCACGGTCGGCGCGAGGGTGTCAAGCTGCTGCTGTGGTGTATGTACGCCCATCTCACGATAACGATTCGCGTAGCGGGTACATACGTGACACAAAAATCGCGCCCCCGGTTTTCATAGGAAGGCGTGTCAGGCGGCTGGTTACTATCCGTCACTGACAGTAACACGTTGTTATAAGTAATAATCGTTGAATAGTAATAATAGTCGATGTAAATATTGGAAAAAATTTTGTGTAATCTGCCCCCCTACCCCCCCCCTATATATTGTGGTTTTACCACCCCGTACCACTATAGGTTGTGGCGAATGTACAACGAATGTTGACATATCGTGATACGATACGATATAATCGTAGTGCGATATAACTTGAAATAGCCAGTGTTTATGCAGGTTTCGTGATGTATCGTCTTGCGATATAGGTATATTTCGAGTGTTGTTCGCTACCACAATATGTTGTGTATGTAGTATACTACAACACTACGATATAGTCGTGAGGCGATACATTACAATTCTTAACACTTCTTTGCAAGACTAAAGCTCCGTTTGGGCTGGCAGGGTGTAGGCTGTAACCACGGTCGCGTTATATATGGCGTGTCTCACACACACGAAAGGTATATGACCTGTATCGTGGATGTACAATCTTTGACAACTGAATATACTGCGATTCATGGGAGGCTATACCATGAATATCGAAGTGCTTCAAGAGGCTGCTGTAACTCTTCACAGGCACCGTGTGAGCGTAGTGAACGACATCAGTATGCCAGCATGGACTAAGTTGGACAGTGCGGAGAGGTATCTTAACAAACTGATAGAAGACATGCTATCAGATGCGAGTTAGTCTCGCATGAATCGCAGTAGGACGTAACTAGGCTTGTTAGTGGTATCACGCGCCTGTGGCGCACACAAGCGGAGTCAGACTTAGGCTTTGTATATAGCTAGGTCTTGCAGGTTGAATGGGATAGGAACCAATCGTCTATCGCCAAACTCACTTAGCCCGATACTGTGCGTCACATGGGCGTGATACGCTCAATCTAATTAGATGAGGAAACTAACATGTCAAGCACACAAGTTGTACCGCAGAAGTCCACCACTGTAGAGCAGGATGTGAAACAGGCATCTGCCAAACAGACTGACAAGAGCCGCACCGTTCCTGTGACGCTGAATGAAGATCAATCAGCGGTCATTCTCAACAGTGACACGATGGAGATCGTCTCCAAGATGTACACTGCACAGGATGACATTGCCAATGAGGCGAAGTACATTCGTACATTCGTACATTCGGCAGTCGTGGCAGGTGCCAAGCAGGAATGCAGGCGACTCGTTGGCGTATGGGAAAACGCCATCACAAAGGAAAACAAGCTGCATCCTGCATGGAGTCGTGAAAAGGCGGAAGCCGAGCTGTTGCAGTCCAAGAAGATGCAAGAATTGAAAGCTCTCGTGGACGTGGCATTGTCACTGCTCAAGACCGAATTCAAGTAGTGACAAGGCGTGGTATCACTAACTAGCTTAGTTACGTTGTCAATCGTGGTTAAATTAAGCGAAAGGAGTAACTATGTATACGAATATACCAGATGACGAATATCCAATACTGCCCGAAGCCGTGCAGATGATTTTACGGGCGATTGGATATAACAAAGCAGAAACACTGCAAACGTGTCATAACTGCGGATGCATCACAGAAATCGGTCGCAGGTGTGATAATTGTGGGCGGATTGTATGAGTGACACGCTTGCAGCGATTCGCCGGGCATTACGTTCGTCTCAGGCAGCAGAGAGACGTAAGTTGCGTCATAAGATGCAGCCATACAACACACTATCACGGAAACAAACCGGCGACCCGCAGGGTTACGACGCGAATAGTGCGAAAACGACACAAGATGTTATCGAGGAAACACTGTCACTCGCCAGTAACCGTGATAATAGGCGCCGCGCCCCTGTTACTCACGATAGTACAGACAAGTTGTTACGCGAGTGCAACGTTGTATCACCTGAGGTGAGGGACGCGTGGCAAGCAAAGATTGGGATGTCGTCGTTACTATCCGACGATATAAAGAAGAAACTGGCCGATAGTAGCGGCTCGCGTGCCTACTCCAGCCTACGTGACGCAAAACTGAACGACCTCGCCAAGTGGATGGTCTACATGTGGTGCGAGGGAGAAGGGTATGATCCTGATAAGCATCCGAGACGTGATAGTAAATAGACTCTGTATGTGACATGCAATATCTAGGCTTGCGATAGTCGCAAGTCTTTTTTTATCAGTCGCTTAACGCCAAGAGAGCGAATCGGAGAAATCCTCGTCTCGACTGCACTATGGAGAGCGACATCGAGTCAAAATTGTACTTCTATATATTAAATTTTTTTTTTTAATATACGAAGGGCCTCGTTAGTATACGAAGAATTGAGGCAAGTCATCCCTCTCTATAGCGGTGGCGAGGCGAGATTCTCTCTGTTCGAGGCGTGTGTCGTATCTCGTTGTCTTGCAACGACTTACGAGACATGTCAGCCACGAGCTAACTTGACATCCTCAGACACTCCGTGTATGCTGTGTATAGCATTTCTATGGAGTCGTCGTAATGAGACTTGAGGATATAGTACGACAAGCATTAGAACAAGCCGGGCATAAGATACCAGACGAAGTACAACAGAATTTAGATCAAGGTGTCGATACACCTGATACACAAATCACTCCCGCTGATAGTAATGACGTTATACCTACAGACGACGAACAAACACAACAACTCATTGCGGAGATACTGATTGAGTTTATACGCAAACAGCGTATATCATTTGCACAGCTTGCGAGTATGAGGCGTGTGTTTAAACGTGTACTGATGCACTTGTGTCTCGCAGAAAGCCCGTGTACTGTAGGTAATATACGTAATGTGATTGATCCTCGATATAGAAAACAAGTTCCAATCCTGCTACAAGAAATGACCAAAGCCGGTATACTGTCGATGTTCGACGATGATACAGCCAAGGCAAGATGGTATGTATCGCCACAGTATAAAGCTCAGGCAATTATGTTTGCATCGGAGAAGTAGTATGATAAAGAATGAAACCGAGATAACCACCCCCACACAAAAAACCACCCACAAAGGAGCGTGTCAAATGTCGAAGAAATACACGATCAATGTAACACAAGCCCATATCGACGAGGCGATACGTCGTCGTAATTTAGGTGAAAAAGACTTATGCGGTAACTGTCCCATAGCTATTGCCGCACAAGAACAAATCAAGCCTGGACTACGTGTAACACTTGATTACATATACGAACCTCTACAACACACCGTTTACAATTTACCAGAAGCCGGACTTCGTATAACAAGTGTGGCTAACTATAGCTGGCACACACTAAAGCCAACTTCGTTTGAAGTTAAAGCATCTGAATTACTATGAAACCTACTTCGTATAAGATACACCTGCCTAACGGGGTGACAATCGACGCACGTGACGCTCACAACTTGGAAATAATTCTCTCGATGAATGTGTGTCGTGTCTACCAGTCACAGCAAATAAGGATCGAACCCGTTTGGGTGTCGCGTGATCCGGGCGAGACGTTAGGCGTTAGGCGTGTTTCTACATCCAACAAACTAAACGAGTTCCGTGCTGCCTTACATTGCCATGAGAATGACTGTCACTGTGAAGAGTGTACCGATATATAATAAGGATACAGCTTTCGCCATTGTATCGCCACCCAGAGCGAGGCGTTGTCGAGAGCCGTAGCAAAGACTTGACACCGAATCGAGAATAGGAGAGAATAACCATGTTGACCGATAACGAATTGCGACTAGGATACTATGAAAGGTTTAAACGTCCTCTTGATGAAGATAATCTCGCTGCATTAAAGAGATTTATTAGAAACTTCGAGCTTGAGGATTACACTGACTTTCAAGAAATATACAATGCAATACAGATTTCAATGAGAGACATTAGTGAAGAATTAGAACGAACAAATGATCCAATGAAACAACGTGAAATAATGCAACGGAGATATAGTAAGTTGTGACAACACACAGACCTCCCCTTACAACGACCAAATAACGCTTTGCTGTATGACGAGCTTCGAAGTAAAGCGTAGCATCACACTGATTGAAACGAGTCGCACAAAGATGTTACAATACAACGTACAGCAAGTGGGTGTCAGTGTGAGGGGTGGTGTTGGTGTTCATCACAGGAGAAGTTATAAATGCTTAAAGGAGATTTCACAGAAAGATACCCTGCTATATCAGCTATAGTAATAATAGTAGTTTGGGAACTGATATGGTCGTGGTTTTGTCCGTGTTAATAACACAAAGTTTATTGTTTCTGGGTGTGTTTGTTTGACTTGTAATAAATCGTGGAGCCGAAAGGCGAATAAGTCGTAGGTTCTTGTACCAACTTTTCCCAATAAATATACAGGGTATGCAGTATCGAACTGTAGGGTGAGAAGGAAAGTTAATCTACGCACCGATAGAACAAATACACCCCGAAGCGATAAACTTCATCCAACACGAGAGGCGTGATGTCTAAAGCCTTTAACAAATGTCTTAAACAAATCGAACAACTATCTCCTGAAGTTGTTGGAGATTTACATTTAATTCTTACGAATCCTAAGAAATATCGTGAGAAACGTCTTGCAGAAGAACACAGGACAGAATCTGAATTAAAAGCAATTCAGGAATTACAAAGTTTGATTAAGAAGTAATAAAACAACCAAAGGAGCTACACACAATGTCCACATCTCCAGTAACAACGGAACAACCAACCACCAACGCAGTACACACGAGTGCCAACTACACTAGTGAGAATTACACTCTACTCGTTGGCTATACGAAGGAAGAACTCGCCAAACCAGCCGATGAACGTAAACTCAAGGCATACCCCGAAGATGCGTTCACGGAAGAAGAGAAGGATTCCACCAATAAAGATTTCAAATTCCAGGTAGAATTTCCTCAAACCTTTGTCCAGTACACTCCAGAAAATTTGGAGGGTGTTGGCGAACTGATTCCTGATGATGAAGAAGTTCTCAATCTCATCAAGGCCCAGCTCAAGGTCAAACTCGTCAACAGGGCGAGAAGCCAAGCCACATCGAAGGATTTTAAACCTGTCGATGGCGTGATTGATATGTTTGACGAGTGCAATAAGAAGTCCGAGAGACGTTTGAGCCAGTTTGAAAAGACCACACAGACGATCCTGAAAGACTTCACACCAGAGATGCAGGCTCGGCTGTTGGAACTGTTGAAGGCACAGCAGTCCGCCTAATAACACTATCGCTGCAGCACCCTGTGTATTTGTCAGTAATAAAAAGACAGTACACAGGGTTTTTTCGTCGTCACAAGAGGAGAAAATCATGGCTCTACACAGAGCAAAATTCAAGAAATTTGAAGAACTTGATGAAAGCTATCAAGTTCGTGTAACAACTGCAACAGAAAAAGACTGGTATTGGGATAATCTTGATACTATATTTATAGTAGATACTGCTATACTTGACAAAACAACCTCAAGACTTGATGGCAGTGAACTTACTGGAGTTTTGTGTGTGAAACCCGAAAGATTGTTTATAGATATAAAACTTATCCATATAGACGAGGCACCATGCCCACCCTCCGCCTAGTCGCCACACCCACCAACCGTCCTATCATTGAGCTTCGTATAAACGGTGTCAACTATAGATTCCTGATCGACACCGGGGCGACGCATACGTTTCTTGACCCAGTGTTATTACCAGAACTGACTCAAGAACAAGAAAGAACTCGTGGTGTTAGAGCTGTATATGGAGTCAACAGCACTACATACTTTGAAAAGTTTGTTGTATGTTTTCGATTTGCAGGTGTGCAAGTAACAGAACTAATGTTTCATCGTTCTATATCCAGCGACACTGACATGACTAGTGGCATTATAGGCCAAGACATCCTACAACAATTCAAGTCGGTGACGTTTGACAATGTACGGCATACTGTGAGGTTTGAAGTATGAATAAGTTTAAAGAATGGCTCCGCAATAAGTTATGGGAGTTTCTGGAAATAGATGAGATTCTCGCTGAACTACGTCGAGACTGTGAAAACTATACAGATACAACTATCTGGAATCAAGACTTTGTTACTCACGATGATCTAAGCACTCTCGCAAGTGATATAGAGAATCGTATAAATGATCTTGAATAGTAGTAAGGGCGAACAAACGACGAACATCTTGCAAATCTCTCTAACCTATTGACTAGCAACAACTTAAAAGTATTGACACGCCAACGAGAGGCGTGACATTCTACACTCTACCTTATGCCGCCAAAGTACACATTCAAGTTTACAAGATTTAAAACACATTATAAAAATGCAAATATGCCTCCCTACAGAAAACAAACCGCCCGCTTAATATACGAACCCTCCCTCCAGGGTTACTCGTTGTCGTTCACTTACAACGAGACTATAGTAGAGTTCGTGAAGAAAGCAATTCCGTCACACAAACGAACCTACGATCCGGCCACAAAAACATGGTACTTCGGCGCGGAATACTTCGACATTGTAAAGACTCTCTTTGACGGTCATCGTAACTACACGCTCACTATAGTGACACAGGCGGAGGTCGAACAAAAGATGCGTGAGGCGGAAGAGGCATCGCAGCATAGCTGGGCACCCGCGCAGTATTCTATCGAGGCTGAGCTACAGAAATTTGCTTCACTACTATCAAACCACGTTATTGTCCCTGTGGACGTAGTAAAAAACTGGTCACGGGCTGAAGCAGTAAAGAACTATCGCCAAGCCGCAATGAAGCAACACCCAGACAAAGGTGGCGACCCAGCAAAGATGTCCGAGTTGAATAGTACGTGGGCTATACTAAAGGAAGGGTACTATATAAAATGAACAACACTCTAAATACAGCAACACCAATTCCACCCGTCAATCGTGTCGAACGATACTATTGTGACAAGTGCCAACAAACATTCGAGCGTGTGTTTCCTCGCACGGAGATATGTACATTCGTTCATCCACCAAACACGTGCTGCCACTACGGCGACACCGTGATAACACGGAAACAATTACAAAAAGAATTAGAACAAAAGTCCTCAACCGATTATCTAATAAGAGAGGAGTAACATGTCCGACAACAAACTAGTGCCGACAGGCAAACTCGGCCCACTCAAGACGGGCTTCGCGTCAAAAGTAGATCAAGCGCGCAAGACAGGTAACTTGGCCACGGAATTATTCGACTGCACAAAGTACCCGAATCGTATCGTATTATGTATTGATGATAGTGGGTCGATGTCGTATCACATGGAGAACAGTGATACGACTAAACAAGAATTTACACAGTCTCGTATGGAAATGTGCCGCAAAGCGTGTGAAGAATTCCTCAACGTATGTGACAGTCGTGATACAGCACTTGGTTTGTACACTATTTCCACCGGACGTGAGTATCCACTCACGAATCTATACATCCCGTTGCTCGGATACATCCGCGAGTTACAGGCGAGCGGAGGCACGCCAACTATAGCCACACTGGATAAGGTTATTTCCAAGGAGAAGGTGTCGCGTGTCGTTTTAGTGAGTGACGGGGAGTCAGGTGCATTAGACTATCCGCATTGGGGCGAAGTCGATCCACCAAACAACAAAAGATGTCTAAATGCACAAACACGGCAAACATTGGACAAATACAAGACTCGTACCATCCCTATCGACACCGTTTACATCGGCACCCAAGGCGATACAGGCGAGGCGGAGATGAAAGCAATAGCAGAGTACACGGGTGGACTGTTTATGTTCTTCAAATCCGGCGAATCTTTCAGAAGCAAGTTTAAGTATTTGGCGCCAGCCTTCCGTGGAATGTTGGTGGCGGGGGAGATAAAACTATGAAAATCGAAGATGTACTTAGCCCGAAAGAACTTCAAACTATTTTCGAAAATGAAACTCCAGACACTATTGTTGGAATGGAGAAACTTCTATCAGATGACTACATATTTGTCATCTATACTAACGTAGGTAATTCAGATCAGGCTGCTGGAATATACCGTGCTTTGACCTACGTAGCCTCACACTTGAGTAAAAAGGTTATACAATGACAACTCCGAGTGATTCACAGCTCAAGTTGATCCTAGCCTTCCAACAAAAGATGGCTGGACTATCTATACGTACTCGTTTCAGCCATGTGGAAGACGGCCCAGTACTCACAGTGTACTACTACACACCAGACGCTTCACTCCCCGTTGCGAAACTCCTAAAACACGAAGAAGATTTCGCGCTGGCCGCTGGTGTGGATAAAGTAAACATCACTCGTATAGGCGGGCACGTCGCCATATTCGTGCCCAAACCGCCATCCGAACGACGCATTGTGGACTTTAAAGATGTCGCCTTTAACTGCTATAAACACCGACATGAATACGATGTCCCTCTATGTCTCGGTATCGACCACCTCGGTAACAAAGCAATAATCGAACTGACACAACAACCGCACGTCTTGATAGGTGGACAAACAGGTAGCGGTAAATCTGTATTCCTGAAAAACATAATCGCCAACATCATCATTTCTAAATCTATGAGCGAGGTTGTATTCTCATTCATTGACACCAAACGACTCGACTTGCCACTGTTTCAAGACTGTCCGCAAGTATTGGACATCGCAAAGGATATAAGATCAGCCTATGACGTATTCAGAGAACTTCTCAGAGAATGCGGAATTCGATACAAAAACCTTGAAGCAAAACGTATATCGTCGCTACATGAATGGAATCAACAATTTCCCGAGAACAAATATCACTATTACGTCTTGGTTGTGGACGAACTTGCGGACTTACTTATGCAGGATAAAGAATTTCGTGATGATCCGGCTAATGAGGCGTGGATAGAATCTGAGGGAGTGAAACCTATTCCATTCTACCTACAACGACTCGTCCAAATAAGTCGCGCCGCCGGCATCCACATGATCGCCGGGACACAACGACCGTCGCACAAAATACTAAGCGGCGACATAAAGAATAACTTCCCGTGTCGTATAGGCATGAAGGTGCCTACGCACTTTGACTCGCAGGTGATACTTGGCGAACAAGGTGCCGAGTGTTTGTTAGGCAAAGGCGACATGTTGGTGAAACAGGGTGATAGTGATGTAGTACGTCGCTACCACGGCCCACTTGTGGAAATAACAGATATTAACGCCATTCTGTATGATCTAGACAGAATGAAAGAAGTATGGGAGATGATGAAGTGAGACAACAAATTATGAAAGTTACTGTTTTTCCTCCTAAACAGCATCCAGTAAACTCTACTGTACAAACTTGGGAAGATGCTGCGAGATTTATCTTTAAAAATGTGACATATGAGGATACAGTCTTTGTTTGTCAAGATATTTACGGTAAGGTATTGTATGGAGGTTTCTTTGATATGTGGAAAGAAGAACAATTTCAGGGACATAGGATTGAGATATGACCCACACCAACCCTGAATTTCTATACGAACTTAAAATCGGCGTCGCGGCGTTACAGCGGGCGTGTTACGAAGTAATCGAGGCGTGTGTCAAAATAGATTACGCTATACGACTACTCGATAAGGGCGAAGCCAGTTCCGTCAGATGCGCGCCTAGTCCAGTAGCAGATGGTGCAGTAACACTAACCGCTGCCGCTGAAAGTATTCCAATGTTTACACCAGCAAAAAAGCCTACCACTACGAAAGGTGATCCCTTGGCGGAACTAGCCGCCCAAATGTCGCCGGAGGACAGGGAGAAATTGATTGCGGCGATGGAGGCGAAGAAATGAATTACAACCCCTACATGTATACCGAATATTGTTCTGATTATTGTCGTCAGGGAGATCACGAACTTTGTACAGAAAGTCCTTGCGAATGCTCTTGTCATTTTAATCCTGAAGAGAGTAAAGATGCCCCGTCGTAAACGCCACTACGTGTATTGCAAGGCCGGGTTGCACCTATTGCCGCCGCAGCATGTATCTCCTGGCACAAAGAATGCCGCAGGCATAAAGAAACACCCTCGTCTTGTAGGAGATCGTGGTCGTATATACG